ATTAGTTACTATTACACGCCAGCAATGTTAAATGAAAATATGTTGGGTCTAATAAACGATCAAACGGGAGTTGATAAGTCACAGTTCTTTAGTGGTTATAATAACCAAGATCAAAATTTTTATATAGTCAACCATGAGAATGGAGCGGCTGATATGATTGTGAATGATGCTTCTGTTATATCAACTTTAGGCAATGAGTCTGAAGTGATTTGTATCGGTAATGCTTTTTTAACTAACTATTCATTAGGTTTTTCGATAGGATCTTTACCTGTCGTCTCTACTTCATACAAATGCTCAAATATAACAGTTAATCAAGGATCTTTTGATTCACTACAGATCCCCGCTATCAATCTATCCTCTGGTAATAATAATGGTGTTGCGAGCGTCAATTTAGAAGACGCTAGTGTAAATGGGTTTGGAGATTATGCATCAGTAAATAGATTTAAGCCGCCCTTATGCTCTCCTAATGAATTAAACATAACTCTTCAGAATTTGCAGATTGGTGGCTCTACCATCAGTGGTGATGCAAGTATACAATCGTTCTCATTCAATATACCGATTAATAGAATTGATTTGTTTGGGCTAGGTAGTAATTACCCATATGGAAGAAAGGTCCAATATCCATTAACTTCATCAGTGGAATTAGAGTTTTTAGTCTCTGGTTTAGCTACTGGTGAGATTTCACAGCTGATAAACAATGAATCTGTGTACAATTTCGAAGTTGAAGTAGTGGACACAGGAGAAGCATTCAAAAATACATTTTCATTTTCTGATCTCAGGCTAGAGAATGCAGCCTATCAAATGAATGTAAACGACAGCATGACTTACTCCTTGTCATTTAGCCGCGAGTTAACTAACTAATCGTACTCGACCTTTACATTCTTACTTTCGTAAGTTTTAGATTGGGAGTGATGCTTCTTACCGTTAGTTCTCTTTGAGTAATCATCCAAATACTTTTGCTTGACTGGATCAACTCCTCCGGCTTTTTCAGCTCTTCTCTGACTCATTTCAGCTGAGTAGTCGAACATATCCCCCATAGTACCTTTTTTTGAACCTGTACTCTCAGCAAACTGACTTTGGTTAAATGGGTCGATCTTAGAGTTAATTGAGGCATGAGGGACGTTAAAAACCCTTTTCCACTGAGTACCAAACTCGTCGATATAGATATGCTCATCATTCATTCCTTGAAGGATATCTTTCTCTTCTCCTGTATCTGGATGGCGATAAGCGTATAAAGGCATATTATATTATAAATAAAAACGGGGGCGTTTCCACCCCCGCTGTTTAATTAACCTTGATCTTACAAGGCTTAACCACCCCTTTCTTAGGTAGCTCTAGATGAAGCAGCCCTTTATCCATTTTACAAGTTATGTTTTCTGTATAAACTCTTTTCATAAGTTTTACCGAACATCTCTTCTTGGATTCTTTAGGCTTAGTTTCAATTTGAAGTAAATCGTCTGAAACTTCTACTTCAACATCTTCCTTAGAGAAACCGGGAAGTTCTACTTTTAGTTCGTAAAAGTCCCCTTTGTCTTTAATGGTGCTATAAGGTTTAGATGAGTAATCTTCAAATAGGTTATCAAATAATGTATCAATCATAATATATCCTTATCATATTTTATACCACATCAAAATCCTTGAATATACGGTATAAAATGACATCTACAGTGTTCTTGTAAGTCAACCTGTCTGCTAACTTTTGTCCCTCTGTGTTAATTTGTCCCACTTTGCTTTCAGCCTTTTCCATTGCTTCTATCACATCTTCCTCTTCCCAATCATAGAAAGTTCCTTGATTAATAGGAGACTCCTTCTTGAAAAAGATGTTATCATAACATTCTACTTCCCCTGAAGGTTCCACCAAAATACAGTTATCTTTAGTAGCCCAATCTTTATGAGATGTGGCATTAAGAACAATGCTCCATTTGCCAAGACAAGTTGCGTTAAAAGCAGGCAGATTCCAACCTTCTGCCCCAGAAAGTCCTGTAAGATCAATGTCGATTGCATTTAAAAATTCATTGACTTCTGAGTTCTTTTCCAAATGAGGTAAGAAATTAATATTAGAATATCTTTCTCCACCTAAAACGGCATTGATTGTAGAATCCATATCTTCTTTCTTATAGAAAGGGTTATTAACCAAACAAGAAAGTTGATATTTAGGATTATTACCGTATTGCTTTAACCAAGTCTGAATAATTTTAGCAGTATGCTTTCTATGTTCAAACTTACCCATTAATCCAAAATGGGTTATGTCATTCAAGTATTCTTTTTTTGTTTCTTTGAAATCTTCGTCGAAACCCAATGGGCAGAACACGCCGCCAAACAAGTCAGAAGCGCAGGAAGAACTAAAGAATGTTTCACTTTGAGAAGCATAAATCTTTTTCTCGATATCTGTCGGTTTATTACATTCATAAAAAGTTAACAGATATTGATTAGGATTTTTTCTGCTCTCAGAGCCATTTAAATGCCAAATTCTTAAGCTTGGTATTTTGTTGCTAAGGTAATCATACCTATTATTGATACCATTTTCGATTTTTTTTACCAAATCTTCATCAGCATCGTAAGCTTTTAGGTCAACATTGCCTGTCGGCCAAATTCCAACGTCATAACCCCTATCGAAAAGCTCCCGGATAATGTTAAAAGAAACATTACCGAGGCTTAACGAGTTGATAGGAGCTTCAACTAAAATCTTCATTAAAACGGAGGCTCATCATCAGATACTGGACCAGCGGTAGCGGTCGCAGGAGCGGAATCAGAATCAGAAGATTTTCCATCTTCTTTTTTACCAGAGTTTAAGAATTGAATATCGTTTCCTCTGATGAAGTATTTCGATTGAGGTTTCCCTGTCTCTTTATTCTCCCAAGTATCCATTGCAAGCTCACCAGAAAAGACGAATTCACGACCTTTTGTAAGGTACTTAGAGGCTATTTCCGAAAGCTTGTCCCAAACCTCAAGGTCAATAAAGCATTTAGTTTTAGCATTACTTTTGGAGATACCAATCCTTAGAGTGGTTACCGACTTACCGCCATTAAGTTGGCGTGTGACTGGATCTTTTACAAGATACCCTACTGCTGTAATATTATTATACATAATTTTCTGATTCTTTCTTGAATTTAGATAAATACCGATTGTGGATATTAATTACCCCTTGGATACTCATACCAAGGGACTTAGCTATCTTCCTCCAAGGTGTAAGCTTATTAGATACGTTATTGTACCTCATGTCAATAATTTTTTTAACCCTTTCGTCTTTTTCTTTATCTAAGGACTTTTTAAATAAGGAAAAGACCTCGTAATTCTCATTGCTTTCGAAGCCGCCCTCATCTTCGGGTTGTTTGAGAAGATCATCTAGGGGGCATTTTTTAAATTTTTTATTCCTCGTTAGCGCATTCAAACATTTCCATTTAGCTTCATTAGCTAGGTAAGTTGCAAATTTTGCACCTCTTGTAGGGTCATACTTTAACACCGAACTGTATATTGTAAATTCTTTTTCTAGAAGAATACTATCTCTATCTTCAACGTTTTTATCACCGGAGAGAAACCTTTCCACCATACCGTGATAAACTCCTGAATGTCTGTTAATGATTTCGACAAGACTATCGTTGTCATTACTACTCTTTACTTTTTCAATTAATTCTTGATCCGTTTGCATAACTCTTTTTTTAAAATACTAAAAACATTTATCCTTTTTTATAATATATTATATTAACGTATATATTATATTAATAGTATATATCATATTTTTATATCTATAATATTTTTATATATATTATATTAATATTATTCATTCGTTCCTTTTACCAGAGGTTTCACTTTAAAGCAAACGAAACCTCGCGGATTTTGACCGTTAACGGTATTATAGGAATATTCAAATTCGTGTCAACAAAAAAAAAATTAAAAATTTTCGCTCGACACGCGACGAAATCGCTCTAAAAGTGTAACTATCTCTACCATGATTTTTCAAGAACAAGTATCGCGTAAGCCTGACCATTATCCTTGGGCAGGAGAGTTTATCGAAGCAATGCATAACGGCTTCTGGACCGATAAAGAGTTCAGTTTTACGTCTGATTTGCAGGACTTTAACGTGGTATTGAATGAGCAAGAGAAAGAGATTATCGTTAGAACCCTCTCTGCAATCGGTCAGATTGAGGTAGCAGTTAAGAAGTTTTGGAGTAAGTTGGGTGACAATTTGCCGCACCCATCGTTTAGCGATTTAGGTTTTGTAATGGCTAACGTTGAAGTCATTCACAATAATGCGTATGAGAGGCTCTTGGAAGTCCTTGGTTTGGAAGAGGTTTTTGAGGAGAATCTAAAGCTCGACTTTATCGAGGGCCGAGTGAACTATCTTCGGAAATACACACACAAGTTTTACAAGAATAGCAAAAAGCAATACGTTTACGCTTTGATCCTATTCACCCTTTTTGTAGAGAACGTGTCGTTGTTTTCCCAATTTTACGTCATAAATTGGTTTTCCCGTTATCGTAACGTACTAAAAGATACTGATCAACAAGTTAAGTATACTCGTAACGAAGAGAACGTTCATGCCTTGGTTGGGATGAAGATAATCAACACCATTAGAGATGAACACCCCGAACTATTTGATGAAGAGTTGGAGGAACGTATTCTTGATGAGGCTCAACAAGCTTTTAAAGCTGAGAGTAACATCGTTGACTGGATGATCAATGGTATTCAAGCAAAAGGTCTTAATGCACCAATCCTAAAAGAGTTCATTAAAAATAGAATCAATGATTCTTTACAAAAAATTGGCTTTAAACAAGCTTTCGATGTTGACAAAAATCTGCTGAAAGATACAATTTGGTTTGAGGAGGAGTTACTTGGCAATAATGCCACTGATTTTTTCCATTCTAGACCTGTTGAGTACTCAAAAAATTCACAGACTTTCAACGAAGAAGACTTGTTTTAAATGACTGAATATTATTGGCTAAACAAAGACTCAAGGGTATTTCTTGAGCGTGGTTACCTCAAAGATGGTGAAACTCCAGAGCAGAGGATTCGTGATATCGCAGATACTGCTGAAAAGTATCTAGGTATTGATGGGTTCTCTAATAAGTTTGTAGGCTATATGAAGCAGGGTTTTTACTCTTTAGCTTCTCCCGTCTGGTCTAACTTCGGTCGTAAGCGAGGTCTTCCTATATCTTGTAATGGTGTATATGTGCCTGACAGGATGGATGGTATCTTAGCTAAACAATCAGAGGTTGGAATGCAAACCAAGCATGGATCTGGGACATCAGCTTACTTTGGAGACCTCCGTGAACGGGGCGCACCGATAAATTCTGGAGGTGAGTCTTCTGGGGCTGTCCATTTTATGGAGCTATTTGATAAAGTCGCTTCTGTAGTATCTCAAGGCAATGTACGTCGTGGGTCTTTCGCTGCTTACCTCCCTATTGAGCATCCAGATGTAAAAGAGTTCCTCCGTATCCGAAGTGAAGGTAATCCAATCCAAGAGATGTCTTTCGCTGTAACGGTTACAGATGAGTGGATGAAATCAATGATAGGGGGTGATTCTGACAAACGCCAGATATGGGCTTCAGTCATTAAAAAAAGGTTTGAGACTGGTTATCCATATCTTTTCTTCCAAGATGCAGCAAATAACCAAGCTCCTGATTGCTATAAAGATAAAGGCATGAAGATTTATGCTTCTAATCTTTGTAATGAGATTGCTCTACCATCTAAAGAAGATGAATCTTTTGTCTGCTGTTTATCTTCTCTTAATCTTATCCATTGGGATGATATTGTAGATACAGATGCTATTGAGACGTTAACAATGTTTCTTGACGCAGTTATGGAGGAATATATTATTAAGACTAAGAATATTCCATTTATGGAGTCTTCCCATAATTTTGCAAAGCGTCATAGGGCTTTAGGTATGGGTGTCCTTGGCTGGCACTCTTACTTACAGAGTAAAATGATTAGCTTCGAAAGTATGGAGGCTAAACTGCAAAACAGTTACATCTTCAAGAAGATCCGTCAGCATAGTGATCTAGCAACTATACAACTTGCCAAACTACTAGGAAGCCCTTTATATTGTGAGGGTTACAACCGTAGAAACACTACGACTCTAGCTATTGCCCCAACTACGAGTAGTTCATTCATTTTGGGTCAAGTATCTCCATCTATTGAACCGCTTAATTCTAATTACTTTGTAAAGAATTTAGCTAAAGGGAAGTTCACTTACAGAAACCCATACCTTAAAACCCTCTTGGCTGAAAAAGGTAAAGACACTAATGAGGTTTGGATGAGTATACTTGAAACTGGGGGTTCTGTTCAGCATTTAGCTTTTTTAAGTGTCGAAGAGAAGGACGTATTTAAGACATTTGGAGAGATCACTCAGAAAGAAATAGTAATCCAAGCGTCTCAAAGACAGAAGTTTTTAGATCAAGGCCAATCTTTGAATCTTATGATAGCCCCTAAAGCTAACCTAAAAGAAGTAAATCAGCTTATGATTTTTGGTTGGGAGAGTGGATTAAAAGGGTTTTATTATCAAAGAAGTGCAAATCCCAGTCAAGAATTGGCTAGATCCCTTATGGAATGTAAATCTTGTGAAGGTTGATTTCATTTATACTTAAAATTAGTGTAAAGAAAAATACAATGGAATTGGACTTTTCTAAGAAAATCAAAGAATTTTTGGAGCAAACTGAAGCTGCAAAGCGAGGTGGGCCAAAAAGTGGAGCGCAAACACCTGCAAAACCATCAGAACGAAAGAAAGGTTCTAGTAAAAATAAGAAAGGTTCTGCTGGTGGTAAAGGGGGTTCAATTACATTTTCTGCAAAAGTCGTCCAGTCCTTAAAAAATAAAGTAGCCGAACATAATGAGAAGCATTCTAAAAAAGTGACTCTTGGGCAGCTTAAAAAGATTTATCGTCGTGGTGCAGGGGCTTTCTCCTCCAGCCACCGTCCGGGAAAAACTAGAGGTCAGTGGGCTATGGCTCGCGTAAATATGTTCCTTAAAATGGTTAGAGGCGGTAAAGTAAAGAAGTCCTACCGTGCTGCTGATCAAGACGTAGCTAAGGGGTCAGAAGATTATTACATTCAAGCAGAGTCGGAAGCTTTTATTGACTTTGAGCATATAGAGTTCGATGTGGCTCACATTGATTTAGTTAAGGTGGGTGCTAACGAATGGGAGCAGGATGATTGCACTGAAGATTTAGAATATACTGAGGCTGAAAAGAAAAACCTTAATAAACCGTTCCGTTTGAAGGATGGTAAGAAAAAATTTGGCGTTTATGTTAAAAACCCTAAAACAGGTAATATTGTAATGGTTAAGTTCGGAGATCCAAACATGGAAATAAAGCGTGACGATCCAGATCGTCGTAGGAACTTTAGGGCGCGTCACAAGTGTGATACCGCTAAAGATAAGATGACTCCTCGCTATTGGAGTTGTAAATTCTGGTCTAAGCGGCCAGTAAGTTCTATGGCTTCTGAAGATGTTATAGCTTGGGATGACGAAGAAAAGTTTTCTGAGTGGGGTTGGGATGACGAAGGATTCTCTACTGAAGAAGAGATGCTTGCAAACCTTTCTGATCTCCCCTCTACCGTAGAGATTATTGAAGAAGACGAGATTTAAAGTATAATCATGCATTAGCATGAGAGATACTATAGCCGTTTATTCTTTGTGGCGGGATAGCGAACCGCATTTATCTAAAACTCTTAGTCAACTAGAGGATCTAGAGGATTTAGATTATGATTTTGAGTACTATTTTTACGAAAATGACTCAAAAGATTCTACTGTAGCTTTACTGGAAAGTTGGCTTGAAGGCAGATCCCATAAGTTTCTTCATGAGGATTTAGATGCTGAAAGTTTTGGAAGTGTCCAAAATATAGAGAGGATGCAAATGCTTTGCGGCTTCAGGAACAAATGTAAAGATTTACTCAAAAACAGTTCTTCAAAGTATACCTTAATGATAGACTCTGACATTAATTTCGACAAGAATAATTTAGAATCTCATTTGAATCTTATAGACTCGTTAGAAGATGCGGTATTAGTAACCCCGAATATCAGGCAGAATATACCTGATTATACTTTTGAAGTGACCTCGGACTCTTACTATGATGTATACCCTTTGTTAGATAGATCAAATAATAGAGGGTTATACTGGACAGACTGCCCATTTAAAAACGGGCTAGATAGAATGAATTGGTCTTTGGGAAACCCAATAAAATGTAATTCAGCGTTTGGAGGCTTTGCATTATCATACACAGATATAATCAAACAGGTAAAATGGTCAACTGACGGAGAATGCGATCATGTAAATTTCTGTAAAGAATTGTCAGCTTTTGGTTCTATTTATGTAGATCCAATGAATAAAGTTAATGTAGAGATTGATTTGTCCAAACATAATTTAGATAGATTCAAAAATATAGCCCAGCAGCAGCTAAATGTATAATTCTGACATATCCATAATAATCACGGGTCCGATAGATGACAGAACTTTCGAGTCTATAGATAGTTATTATGATCAAGGATTTGAAGAGGTAATTGTATCAACTTGGAAAGACGAAGATTTAAGTTTGCTTAATAAGACTAAAAAAGAATATAAATTAATTTTAAGTGAATATCCAGAGAATCTTAATGAGATAAATAATCAAGGCTGTCGTTTTTTTCAAGCCTTCACAACTTGGAAAGGAAGTAGATTAGTCACAAAAAAATACTGTATTAGAGCTAGAAGCGATGAACTCTACCCAGATCTTTCTGCGTTTGTAGAAAACATGAGGGATAATCCTCAAAAAGTTCATACTACAGATAATGGATTTTGGAAAATGCATAACTTTTGTTTTTCTTCTCACCTGTTCGGTGGTAAAACCGAAGTTATTAAGGAAGGCTGTTTTATGATGGTGTTAAACGCAGAAAAAACCTTCTTAGATAATATACAGTTGGATTACCCAGAGCAATGCTTTGGTTTTTATTTTTTGTTGGCTAATGGCTGTGATATAAGAGTTAATCCTTGGAAACAGGCGTTCTACGAGAATGTTTTTATAACCCCATGTAAAGACTTGCCGGGGCATCTTCATTCTGGCCAATCCTTTACTGGGTATAGGTTCAAAAGGAACACGGATTACCCTAATAATAGACCAGATAGACATCAAAGAGAGCGATTGTATCAATCATGCGAGGAATTTTTATGTTGACTTTCCTTTTAAAATAAATACTATTCTTAGTATGGAAGAGACTTATATCATTTCGGAGATTGGCATTAATCACAACGGAGATCTAGATATAGCTAAGAAGCTTATTGATATTTCTGCTGCAGCTGGCTGCGATGCGGTCAAGTTTCAAAAAAGAAATCCAGATGTTTGCGTCCCAGAACATCAAAAGTCTGTCATGCGTGACACTCCTTGGGGAGAGATGACATATCTTGATTACAAATACAAGGTTGAGTTTGGCAAAGAAGAGTATGATGAGATTGACCGTTACTGTAAAGAGAAAGGTATATCTTGGAGTGCTTCACCTTGGGATTTAGATAGCTTAGAGTTCTTAAATCAATATGATATTCCATTCATCAAGATAGCTTCTGCTAGCATTACAGATAAAGAGCTTCTAAAGAAAACTTGTGAGACTGGTAAAAAAGTCATTATCTCTACAGGTATGAGTTCTGAAGAGGAGATTGATGAAGCTGTTGATATCCTGAAAGATAACGCTTCGGATTATGCAGTTTTGCACTGCAACTCGTCTTATCCCGCTCCAATAGAAGAATTGAATCTCTCTTGTGTTAAAACTTTAAAAGATAAGTACGGATGTCAAGTTGGTTACAGTGGGCATGAATTCCGACTTGGCACTACAGTCGCTGCTGTTTATCTTGGGGCTACTATTATTGAGCGTCATGTAACTCTTGACAGGACCATGTGGGGTTCCGATCATATGGCTTCAGTTGAACCTCAAGGTCTCTTCAAACTTGTCAGTGGTATTAGAGAGTTGGAACAGTCTTTCGGAGATGGGAAGATTTCAGTTACAGAAACTGAAGCTGAAGTGAGAAAAAAACTTAGGAATAGTTAATGGATCTTTACAGGAAAGATATTTTCCAAGGAGGCTGGTTTTCTTTTCATTCTACAGTTTCAGATTGGGTAAAGACATCTAAAAAGTTACAAACAGCCTTTTTCAAGAGCTTTATGTTCAATGAAGTTTTTGGGGAATCTGAGGTCACCGATGAGCTTTTAATAAAATCGGATATAGATTTTAGCTTCATAAAAGATAAATCTGTTTTAGTTATTGGAGGTGGACCATCCTCTAAAACACTAACAGATAATCAAATAAAATCCTACGATCTAGTTTTTAGCTGTAATCATTTTTTTAAGAACGATTTGCTAAAAAAACATAAGATTCATTTAGCTTTAATTGGTGATGAAGTTAATTTTAATGATCCTGAGTTTTTAGATTATGTTAATAACCATAATCCTATCCTAGGCTTTGATCATTCGGCTAGGAGGCCAGCTTTTAATTTATTAAAACTTAAGGAGAGTTACCCTTTATGTTTTATTTGGCTAACTAGATATTTTTCAAGGCTTGGTTATGTCCCTAGAGCTTGTGTGTTAGCTAAATTATTTGGAGCATCGAAGATAGATTTTATAGGTTTAGATGGATTCAGAACTAACGAACACTTTTTTGAGAAGGATAAAAGCCCTCCTCCATTCAATGATGTAAAAGAGTTCCAAGATCAGATGAGGGTATTTTGTGAATATATGTTAAACTGTCTAAAAATTGAAGTTGAGAATTTCAACGATTTATCCAGTAATAATATTTATGAAGGGATATTAGAGGATGTTAAACTTAGTTATGAAAACGGCACTATATTACAATGGGCTAATTGGAGCGCTTAACAACTTTTTAAGTAATAAATAAAACAAAATGTCGCAAGTAAACTTTAATAATAGCCAGAGTTATCTTTTAGAAACAGATTACGATCTTTTTTATAAGGTGACTGGTTCCACTATAGAGGGATTAGAACAAGAAATAAAAAACAATTCAGCTACTCATTCAGAGGTTTATAGTTCAAAAAAATTCGTAAACAACGAAAACTTAAATAAATTGGGTTTACATGTCTATAGGGTTTTGCTAGCTAGAAGAGTTTATGAAAAAAGGGCTGAAGGCAATGATGACTTTGATAAAAATGGATTTAAAGTTTATGAAAACTTCTTACCAGAACAGTTATTCAATAATTTAGTCTCTGTTTTTAAAAATGAAGTTGAACCCAATCACCAAAAAGGGGGCGTGATACCTGTAAACCCTAAACCTTTCTTGCAGATGCCTCGATTATTAGATATAATTAAAAAATCTTCGCATATTTCAGATTTTAAATTTAGTTTTCCTAACGCTAGTTTTTGGCATGTGTTACAAAAAGAAAATGATGATCAAGCTAAATATCACTCAGATACTTTTCAACCAACAATAAAGTGTTGGGTTTATTTAGATGATGTCGCAATTAACAATGGTCCATTTCATTTCGTCCCAAAAAGTCATATTGTAGATGAAAACAGGTTAAGATGGGAAAAAGAGAACTCTTTATCCGAAGAGGGTTCTGAACTTTGGAGGCAGAGAGACGGTAAAGGAGGCTCATTTAGAGTTTTAAAAGATTCAACAGTAGAAGAAGAGGATATTTTTATTAAAAATATGGGTTACACCCCACTACCTATGGTTGGTAAGAAAAATTCACTGGTAGTTGCTGATACATTTGGCCTTCATAAAAGAGGTTTAGGAGACATAGGGACTTATAGAAGCTCTCTAACTCTAGAGTATCGGCCCCAACCATTTTACATTTACTAATGATGTTGTCACAAAAAGAAATAAAACAATGTTTAGATGAGCATAAACTCATAAGAGAGAAATACCTATCCAAAGAATGCTTGTTATCTTGCTTTACAAATTCTAGCCCGAGAGGTATAACGATTTCTCTTGAAGATTTTTTAAACAATGAAAAACATTTAAACTGGTTGCCGGATAGAAAAAGTTTTTTCAACTCGATGAATAGTTCTGGTAAATTTTCATACGAAAACGATAATTGTAATTTTTTAGAAATAGGAACAGCTGATGGAGCTAACGCATTGAGAATAAGTAAAGAATTTTCTCCTAAAAAATTGTGGTTAATTGATCCGTATGAGTTTCAGAATGACAGATCAGCGGATAGAGGTCACAATCAAATGATTCATAATAGAGCTTTCAATAAAGCTAAAAACATTCTACACGATCAAAGTTGTGAATTTATAGTAAATTACTCAAAGAATGTTGTGGATAGGTTTAAAGATGAGTTTTTTGATTTTATTTACGTAGATGGTGATCATTCATATGAAGGTTGTAAAGCGGATTTAGATATGTACTACCCTAAATTAAAAAAAGGAGGAGTAATGAGTGGTCATGATTTTACTGGAACAAAAAAATCAATGAAATTAAAAGGTTTTGGGGTCCAAAAAGCGGTTTGCGAATTTTTAAACAAAAACTCCAAAAAGCTAGATTTTATTACAATTTGTATTGAAACTGAAAAACCCGAAATCATTCTTCCTTTTGATTGGGGCTTCATAAAATGAAAACGGCGTTATGTTATAGTGGTCAAATCGGAGCTTTTAACAAAGCTTTAAATTCACAAAACCAATCATTCATGGATGATGTAGATGATATCTACGCTTACACATCTAATGTCGTTTCGCATAAGACTTTGAACAGTCCCCAGCTAAGACCTAGTTCAGAAGTTTATGAGTATCTTAAGAATGGTGAAGGGTGGAGAAAAAATCAGCCTTCATACGGGGTAGTTTACAAGATTAAGGATTCCCAAGTTGAGGGCTTACTGGCTCTTGTAAAAACAAAAAAACAATTTATAGAAGATGAATCTTTAGAAGAAGCGCTTAATGATTCAAACATGTCAAAGTGGCAATGGCTTAGAAAAAGACAGTTATGGAAAATGTATCAATGCCACCAAATGATTGAAGGTGACTATGATATTATTATCCGGTGCAGGTTTGAGTTTAATCCTTTTGTGAAAATACCTATAAAAGAGATTTATGAAACCCACAACTCTGAAGACAAGATATTTTTATTTGGCGGGTGGAATTGCGTCGCCCCAATGATTTTCATGGATAAGTTCATGTGCGATGGCTTTGCGTTTGGGTCTCCTAAAGCTATGGGCGTCTTTTCCTCTTTATACTTACAGGAGAAAGCTTATCCCTACGACCCAAAATATAAAGATTGTTGGGTTAGGTTTGGAGATAACGTCGAATATCAATTGGAAAAGCATTTAAAAAAACACGGTATTGAATTAGTATATATAGGGGACAAGAGGTCAATGTACCATTTACAGAGATAATGAAAACGTGGGAAAATTGTGAAGATAAAACTGAAGCCACCTTCGTGTCTTCTGAAGATAGGTTTGTTGAGAGCGTCAGAGGTCTAAGTTGGTTAGAGCCTCAAAACATAAAAAAGTCATCATTTAAATGCACCAGCAATTACATTTATGAGGATATAAAAGATTTTAATAAATTTAAAAATTCTAAGATATTGGTTGTTGGTGGTGGGCCATCGTCAAGTAGTTTGCAATTTGAACGAAAAGATTATGACTATATATTCTCTTGTAACCATTTTTTTAAGTGTGAAAAATTCAAAGATATAAATCTGGATGTTTTGTTTGTGGGCAATGAAGTGAATACTTTTTCCATTCAATTCTTAGAATATTGTCGGAGGAGTCCGACTTATCTAGCTGTAGAAGATTTAAAAGAAAAATTAGCTCATTTACACTGCTTAATGCATTTTTTCCCTGAAAAAACCTTTTTATGTTCAAGTAGGTATCAAAGTAAATTCACAGGAACGGCTTCTAAGATGGTAATTTTCGCTCTAGAGCTAGGCGCAAACCAAGTGGACTTTGTAGGCGTTGATGGGGTAGCTCCAGATTTTAAGTCTGGACAATTGGTACCTCATGGATTTGAAAATAAGAAGTTATTCAGGAAGAAAAAGATATCAAAGTACTCAGATGTCATAAGGCACTATAAACATTTTGACGCTTACATCAGAGATTTTTACCCTAACTGCAAGATAAACAATCTAGGGCGGTTTAATAAATATAATTATTCTTATGAAGGACATTAGTGACATAGCTGTAATCGTGCAAGCTCGACTCAACTCAGAGAGAGTCCCGAAGAAAATGACTAGATCTTTTTGTGGCTCTAATCTTTTCGAGATAGGATTACAGAAACTTTTTAAATCAACAATCGTCCCGTCAGCCAATGTTTTTGCTTCCGTATATGAACAAGAGTTAATTGATATAGCTAATGACAACGGCGCTCAGGTTTACAAAAGAAGTTTCGATTCTGCTAATAATGATAATTCATTACAAAAAATTTATGAATGGCATGACAAGCTCCCTTATAAATATGTTATAAAGGTAAATCTATGTTCACCTCTTTTAAAAATAGAAACAATAGATTCTTTTGTTGAGACTTTTCTTAACCAAGAGGAAGATAACCTTTTTGGGGTTATTGAACAAAAAGACTACTTCTGGGATAATAAAGGTAAGTTGATTACTCCTTGGCCTGAAGACCAGACAATAATGAACACAAAAGCTGTTACCGAAACATACAAAGCTGCTCACGTTTTATATGCCTCTAGATTAGATCTAATATCTAAAAACATGTTTATGGGAGACTTCCAAAAAGAAGGAGGCATCAAACTTTACCCGATGGAAGAGTTAGAGTGCTTCGATATTGACTATGAGTGGCAGTTTAAAACAGCAGAATTACTTTATGACAATATATGTTGATATAGATGAAACTATATTCATGACCCAAAATATGGATTACGAAAATAGTCAACCATTTTTAGAGCGGATACAAAAAATCAATAAACTTTATGATGAAGGTCATACTATTGTATACTGGACCGCTAGGGGTTCGGGATCTGGTAAAGACTGGTCAAAAGTGACGAAAGATCAATTTGAACGTTACGGCGTGAAACATCACACTTTAAAATTTGGCAAACCTGTATATGATCTATTTATAGACGATAAGAATATTAACTCAGAAGTTTTTTTTAAATGAAGAAGGTAATCATTACAGGGGTAACAGGTCAAGATGGTAGCTTTATGGCTGATTACCTCTTGGAGAACACAGAGCATATTGTTGTGGCTGGCGTTCGAAGGTTGAGTGTTAAAAACCACCAGAATATAGCTCATCTACTAGATAATCCTCGTTTCAAGCTTATTGACTTGGATGTTGCTGACCAAGCTAATACAGAATTGGTGATAGCGGAAGAGAAGCCTGATTATTTTATAAATTTTGCGGCTAATTCTTTTGTCGGCGTCAGTTGGAGGATGCCAGTCAATCATATGGAGACTAACGCTATGGCTGTTTTATACCAACTTGAGGCTATTCGCAAATATTGCCCAGAATGCAGGTATTATAATGCTGGCTCTTCAGAAGAGTTTGGGGACGTCCAGTACTCTCCTCAGTCAGAACTTCACCCTTTACGTCCAAGAAGCCCTTATGGGGTCTCTAAGGCTAGTGCGAGGCATATGGTGAAGGTCTGGAGGGATTCTTATGATTTATTCGCTATCCAAGGTTGGTTATTCAATCATGAAGGGACTCGTCGTGGAGAGGAGTTTGTCACTCGTAAAATAACTAAGAATGCAGCTCGTATCAAAAATCAATACACATCAAGTGAATTTAAGCCTCTTGAACTAGGTAATATTGACGCTAAAAGAGATTGGAGCGATTCCGAAGATTTTGTAGAGGGTATTTGGTTAATGTTAAATCAAGAAGAACCTATAGAATATGTTTTATCTTCAAATGAGACTCACACCATTAGGGAGTTTGTAGAGCAAGCATTTAATTTTGCTGGGTTTGCTGCTGATAAGTGCGAGTGGGTGGGGGAAGGTGTAGATGAGAAATATATGCATGAAGGTAGGGTTTTAATGAAGGTCAATCCAAATTTTTATCGCCCCGCCGAAGTGGAATTACTTTGGGGTGACTCTTCTAATGCTCGAAGGTTTCTTGGTTGGAAGCCTAGAACTGACTTTATAAGATTAGTTGGGAAAATGGTTGCACACGATCTGAAAGAGTGGTAACTTAATCTCATGCCAAGAGGTAAAAAGAGATGCCCTAGCTGCGAAACACATGTCGCATCTGGGGCTTCTTCTTGTGACTGTGGCCACGTTTTCAAAAAAAAGAAACAAGCCAAGCCTAAGATAAAAAAAACAGATATCTTAAAAAGGCTTGTTGAAGAACCTGCGAAAAACAAAAGGATTTTTTACTCAAGAGAAATGAAATTTCTAAACGATTTGGTGGACAAATACTCTTTAGAATTCATGAATGTAGTGAATTTTTACCGACAGTTTGAATCGTTGACTTACTTGAGAAGCCCTAAACTAAAAGAGACGCTTGACAAAAAATTCAGGGCATTTAATTATGTGGTTGATAAATCGAGATACCCAGAATATAATCTAGGTGAAAAAAGCGGTGAGGACCGATTTGTAGAGAAGAAAAGAAAAACGATAAAAGATTTTTTAACAGATGAGTAAAATGGCTAGTAAAAAAACAGTTGCAACAGTGAGTTCGAAAAGTTTATTAAATAATTTTTTGAAAAGTAATAAAGAGGATCACTTCAATTACGAAGAGCAGATTAGTTACAGAGTATCAAGTGGATCTTTGGAATTTGACCACCATCTCGATGGGGGTTTTGGCCCCGGCTTACATAGATTTGTTGGGATGAATGAAGGAGGGAAGACTTCAGCTTCCTTGGAAGTCATGAAGAACTTCTTAAAAATGCCTAAATCAAAAGCTGTTTATTTCAAAGCGGAAGGTCGGCTTTCAGATGAGATGATAAAGCGTTGCGGGATTAAATTTGTATTTGACAATGAGGAATGGGAAGAGGGGACATGTTTTGTTTTTGAGTCTAATATTTATGAAACATCAGTAGACTTAATGAGGCAATTAGTGACGTCTAACGAAGAGAAGAATAAATACTGTTTTGTTTTAGATTCCGTAGATGGTTTAATTAAAAAAGCAGATAACCAAAAAACATTTGAAGAGTCTTCTCAGGTAGCTGGAGGAGCAAATATTGCTGCTACTTTTATGAAGAAGATGTCGATTGCTCTTGCAAAGAAAGGTCACATGGCGATTTTTATCTCTCAGGTTAGAGCTGACATTAAGCTAGATCCATATTCTAAAGCCCCTGTGCGCCAGACAACTGCAACAGGTGGAAACGCTTTGTTGCACTTTGCAAACTGGATCATTGAATTCGAACCTCGATTTGGTGGGGATAACATACTGCTTAATCCATCTAATAAAAAAATGGACCCTAAAACTAATCCAGCTATAGGGCATTATGCTAAGGTTGTAGTCAAGAAATCTCCAAACGAGAAGACTAACACTAGAATATCTTACCCTATTCGTTACGGAAGAACTGGAGGCAATTCAATTTGGGTAGAGAAAGAGGTCGTAGGCACCCTTGAAGCTTGGGAATTTATCAAAAAAGCTGGTGCTTGGATTTCAATTACAGAAGATTTTAGAGAGATTCTAAATGAAGGAGGTTTCTCACTTCCAGAAAAAGTTCAAGGAGAGAATAAATTATTTTCTCTGATCGAAGATGACTCAGCTCTCTGTCAATATCTGGTAGCTTATTTTAAGAAAATGTTTAGCGGTCAAGAATGAAATTTTATTCTGTAGATGGTAAACTTAGAAATCTTAAAAACCCTAGAAAATATCATATAGATTGGGATTCTTCTAGTAGGAGCAAGTTTCAGAAAAGTGTTAAAGATTTTCTCTACCCATACTGGGGTAACGATGTAGTTTTTGAAGAGTTTCGGATAGTAGGCTCTCGATTGTCTTTAGACTTTTACAACGCTAACAAAAGGATTGCTATTGAAGTGCAAGGCGCTCAGCATACAAAGTATGTCAAACATTTCCATAAAAATAGGTACAAGTTTTTAGACCAACTTAAAAGGGATCAGAAAAAGCTCGACTTCTGTGAGATAAACGATATAAAGTTGGTAGAGATATATCCTAATGACACGGTAGACCAATCATTTTTTGAGAATCAAGACATTTATTTATGAGCGAAGATAAAGAAGCGTTTTCAATCCCACAAGGGTTTGTAGAAAAGATTTACGAGATATCTGGCGACTCAGATAAATATAAAGGAGTGATCATGGTCGCGGCTAATGAATCTGGAGATCCAATTGTGTATAGCAAATTCGACTCTACGATAACAGAATTAGGTCTAACAAAAGCTTTACATCAGTATTTATATAGGGTAGACAAAGAACCTGAAGAGGACTTATGATTTACAGTTATGAACTAGAAAGACAGCTTTTAGCTGGGCTGTTGAGAGATCCTCAGTCTTTGATTGAGATTTCTAATTTTATTAGTCACAAAGACTTTTATTCTGATACGTCTCTTTTGCATGCTACCATCTTTAGAATCATCAAACAGTCTGTAGATGCTGGTGAAGAAGTAGATAATATCATTCTAGCTCAGAGAGTTAATGAGGTGGGCCTTAGTTTTGAAGGCGATGTCACCCCAGCTGAGTATATTAAGTCTCTAGCGATGAGGTCGGTCCCCTCGGGGAACCTATTAAAAACATGTAAGGAGGTTAAGAAATACTCAATCAGAAGGGAGATTGTAGAGTCTTCTGAATTGGTAGCTAAGAAGATGAAGGGGATGGCCCCAGAATCTTCGTATAGAGAGATCGTAGAAACTGCTGATCAGATCTATAATTCTAGAATAAATCTGTTTGATATCGGAAATGATGTTCCCGAAAACATCTATAATGATATGGAGCATATGATTGAGGAGAGGGGCAATAATCCAATTGAAGAATTTGGAATGATGGGTCCACATAAGAAAGTTAATGATATCTATGGCTCTCTACTTAGACCCGGAAACATAACTGTTATTGTAGCTCGTTCTGGAGTAGGGAAAACACAATTCTGCATGGACTATGCTACTAAAGTAGCTTTAAAATACGACGTTCCAGTTCTACACTTTGATAACGGTGAGATGAGTAAAGAGGAACTTATAATGCGGCAATGTGCAGCGCACTCTGGAGTTCCGATGCATTTGTTGGAGAGTGGTAAATGGAGAAATGCTGGAGAACAGGTTGTTAATAAAGTTAGATCTGTTTGGTCTAAAGTCCAAAACCTTAGATTTTACTACTATAATGTTGGCGGTATGGATGTTGACGTTATGATCAACACCTTGAAAAGGTTTTACTATTCTACTGTTGGCAGGGGTAACAAGATGGTATTTTCTTTTGACTATATCAAAACCACAAATAATTCTTCAGCAAATAAGAATGAGTGGCAGGTTGTTGGGGAAATGGTTGATAAATTTAAGAGGTGTATCCAAAAAGAGATCCTTGAGGATGGAGACCCGGTAATACCCATGATAACTTCTGTTCAATCAAATAGAAGTGGTATCACTACAAACAGAAACTCTCAGAATATAATTGATGATGAGAGTATTGTATCCCTTTCAGACAGAATCACTCAGTTTTGTTCTCACATGTTTATTATTAGGCGTAAGACTGAAGATGAGATTCAGTTAGAGGGAGATAGGTTTGGTACTCACAAAATGATCAGTGTTAAGTATCGAAGTTTGGGTAGGGATATTGCTGGCGCTATCGAACCAGTGCAGGTGGAAGACTCTCTTCGTAAAAACTTTATCAATTTAAATTTTAATAATTTTAATATTTCAGAAAGGGGCGACTTAAGAGACATTGTCGCTGTTCAAAATGGAGAAGCACTATTAGATGACAGTATACCAGATGCACCAGCAAGACAAGAGACAGAAGACGCCCCAGAACTTGGTTCCTTCTGAAGAGTTTGAGAGGGTTTTGGTTTCAATAGGCTATAAGCTCATTGATTGTGGCGATCATTGGAGGTCACAAGCTTTATACAGAAACGGAGATAACGCTACAGCTTTAAAGATTTATAAGAATACTGGAGTATGGATGGATTTTGTGGAGCCTAAAGGATCTCTTCCTTTTGAAGCTCTAGTCAGAATGACTGTTGGTGATAATGGAAAGTTTTCTGAGACTCTAAAAAAGATCAAAAGCGATAAAGCTTATATAGCTCCAAGAGTAGATAAGATAGAAATGGAAAAATGCTACCCAGAGGATTGCTTAGATAAGTTATTCCCTAACTACAAATTTTATAAAGACAAAGGTATATCGGAGCAGACGCAACTAGCTTTCAAAGTAGGTTTAGCTGGAGTTGGTAAGATGTATCGGAGAATGGTATTCCCAATATACAACCAAAATAAGCAGATTATTGGTTTCTCTGGCCGGAAGATAGATGACAATAATGATTATGCTAAGTGGAAGCATATAGGCAAAAAGAATACTTGGGTTTATCCAGCCTGTGTAGAAGATAACGAATGTAGCTCGGAGATTGATAAGCTCGGCCAAGTTATTTTAGTTGAGAGTATAGGTGATGCTATGGCTCTGTATGATCAAGGCGTCAAAAACATCTTAGTCTTATTCGGGTTGTCTGCCAGTCCAAGCATCATTAATTATCTCTCCAGTAAGGTTTTGGATAACATTTACATTTCTACCAATAACGATTCGAATTCTTCTCAGAACAGAGGTTTGATAGCTGCGATAAAAAACTATTTAAAGTTAGCTAAACGTTTTGATTTAAATGTCCTTACTATCAAACTCCCACAAAACGGTAATGATTTTGGAGAAATGTATCAGAGTGGTTATAATATCAATAACTGGATTGATAGACATATAGATCAACAAGAGCAAAAAGATTACATTTGTAATTACGTCTCCAAAAACCCTCGGCTGTTTACTAAAGCTGAAAATAGCATGGCTAAGAAATTAAATGATTGAACCTAAAACAGCTCTATCCGCAAGTAGAATTAAGACCGCTCAAGGATGCTCTTGGTTATACTGGTGTAAGTATAAACTAAAACTCCCCGATACTAGCAATGATGGAGCTAGGAGAGGTTCTATATGTCATTTGATTTTCGAAGTGCTTGGCGAACCTCGCCATAGAAAGCATTATGACGAAATTATGCAAAAGCATGATATCTTCTCTGTTCCTTGTGTTGAGCGTTTAGTAATGAAACACGCTCGTCGAGAGGGTGTGGATGATGAAGAGAATATCCAAATGATTAAAGAGATGACCTTCAATGGTTTAAGTTATGATTTCTTTGGATATGATTTGGATGATCCAACAGAAGAGCTTTCTGAGCAAGATTTTGATATAGTTAAAAATGATGGAGACATTGCTTACAGGATTAGGGGTTTTATAGACAAACTCTTTCTTTATAAGAAGCAAAAATTCGCCCTCATCAGAGACTTCAAAACTAGTAAAGAGGTCTTCAAAGGTAAGGATGCTGAAGACAATATGCAGGATTTGATGTATAGCTTGGCTAGTCAACATTTATTTCCTGCGTATAAAAATAAACAGAGTGAATTTCTTTTTGTAAAATTCGATTTAGATCCGAATGCTAAAAAGAGTGGCGTGATGAGAATGGAGCCATTGAGTGACGAGGATCTTTTAGGCTTTGAAATGCAACTCACTGAGATCCAGCGATACTTAGATAATTTTTCCGAAGAGGATGCTGTATCTAATATGGCCGCAGACAAAGGGTTTCCGACAGATAGCTCCTTTAGTGGGCGGCTGCTTTGTGGCTTCGCAAAACAAAAAGGAGAATTAAAAAAAGACGGGAACATAAAATGGCATTGTTCCATGAAGTTTGATTTCTTTTATTATTTATTCAAGAACCGGGATGGCCAAACTGTAGGTTCTTGTTTCGAGGAGGAGTTCTCTAAGGATATCGTCCCAGAAGGCTGCACCTACGAAATACAATATTATAAGGGTTGCCCGTCTCATTGTTCTTGATTTCTTTGTGGACCTCTGTAAACTAAAGGGGTGATGACCCCTGTATTTAGATCCACATACTCTTACGGTAAAAGCATTTTAACTTTAGACGGAAAGTCAAAGGAGTTTGGTGCAGATTCCTTGGTTGATATCTGCCTTAGTAATAACATCAAGGATGTTGTTTTGGTAGAAGATAATCTAACAAGCTTTATGAAGGCGTTTAAAGTTTGCTCAAGCAATGACCTCAACTTGTATTATGGATTAAGGCTGACTTTCTGCAACGATATGAATGAAGAGTCGTCAAGCTCTAATCATAAAAACATCATTTTTGCTAAGACTGATGAAGGATGTAAACTTTTGAACAAAATATACTCTTGCGCTTTTACAGAGGGTGATGGGAGGATAGATTATCCTACATTTAAGAAGTACTGGGATAAAACATCATTGTCGTTTGTTGTTCCGTTTTATGATAGCTATATACATGAGAATAACTTCCATCAAAAGAATTGCATCCCTGATTTAGAAGGTTTAGATCCTGTGTTTTGGTCCGAGAGTAACGATTTACCTTTCGACCATTTACTGGATATCAAGGTTCAAGAAGCTACAAAAAGAAAGCAATATAGGGTTGCTAAAGTTAAAACGATCCTATATAAAGAGAAAAAGGATGTCGAAGCTCTTCAAACTTACAAGATTCTTTCTACCAGATCTTTTGGAAGGCCGTCAACACTTAGCAGCCCAGATTTAAACCATTTTGGCAGTCAAGAATTCTGTTTTGAAAGTTACCTTGAACAATCATGAATGATCAACTATTAAGATTTGATAAGAATCAAAAATATCTCGTATTAGATACTGAGACCGAAGGCTTGAACCTTGTTAAATCAAGACCATACCAAGTATCTTGGATCATTGCTCAAGGAGATAGGGTTCTAGAGAAGAATGATAGGTATCTTTGGTGGTCTGACCTACAGATGTCAGAGGGAGCGGTTAGAACAAATAAATTTAAGTATGACTACTATAAATCAAGGGCTGAAGATCCAAAAAGTGTGTGGGAGGATTTCTCTAAAGAACTCTACAATCCAGAATACAAAGTTGTGGGGCAGAACCTTCTAGGGTTTGATGTTTACATGATCAACGTGTGGAGGAAATTGATGGGTTTGGGATCTGACCACTCTTATGTGGATAGAATTATAGATACCTTGAGTTTAGCTAGAGCCATAGCAAAAGAGGATGAACCTAATTTTGATAATTTCATGTGTTGGCAGTATGGGTGGAACAACTTTTTCCAGAGGGGCTTGAGAGCAGGGCAAGCCACCCTACTCAAGAAATATAACATCCCGCACGATAAAGATAGATTACATGACGCTCTTTACGATATCGAGATGAACTTCAAGATCTTCAGAAAGCAATTATACGATATAGAATTATGAGATACAAAAACCCGTTTCCAGCTGGTGTAAAGCTGCCAGAGATTGTCATCCCAAAAAGTATCTTAGATGAGTTGAGTCTTCAAGAGGGGAGTTCAAACAAAGACATTTTATATGAGCTTTCTAGAAAAGGCTTAAGAGATAGAGGTATCATTAAGCTTAAAAATAGGAAGGCTTACTATGATCGCACTGTAATGGAGCTTGAGATTTTTGAGGAGTTAGGATTTATTGATTATATTCTACTCAACTGGGATGTTCTTTACTTTTGTAAAAAGAATAGCATCCCAACAGGTGCCGGACGAGGATCTGCAGCAGGTTCGTTAGTCTTGTATCTTTTAGGTGTAACAAATATTGACCCAATTGAATATGACTTATTTTTTGAAAGATTCGTATCTAGAAGTAGAGCAAAACAAATTGAGCATGATGGCGAAGTTTTCCTTGATGGGTCTCTTCTTGCTGATGTTGATAATGATATCTCTTATAATCGCAGGAGCGAAGTTGTTAAATATATCGAAGAAAAATACAAAGGGAGAACGTCTAAGATCCTGACTCTCAATACTCTTAGTGGTAAGCTATGCATGAAGGAATGCGGAAAGATAGTATCTGAACTTAACGAGACGGACGTAAACCAAATAAGCGACAGTATTCCGAAACAGTTCGGAAAGGTGGCTAAATTAAAAGTTGCTTACGAAGAGAGTGAATCATTTAAGAAACACGCAGATAACCACCCAAAAGCTTTTAAGATAGCTAAGAAGTTAGAAGGTTTAGTGAAAAACACAGGCGTCCACCCTTCAGGGATTTCGATTTGTTATTATGAACAATCAGATATCATGCCTCTGCAAAAAACTAATGATGACTCTTTGGTTTCTGGTTATGACATGGATGACGTTGCAAGTTTAAGTGTTAAATTTGATATTCTTGGTCTCAGGACTTTGTCTGTTGTCAATGATGTCTGTAGTAGTCTAGGTATAGATGTAGATGGCATAAACCCTCATGACCCTTTAATTTATACTGCCCTGTCTAACCTACAAAGCCCACAAGGTTTATTCCAGATAGAAGCTGATACAAACTTTAAAGTCTGCCAAAGTGTCGCCCCAAGGAACCTTGAGCAGCTTTCTGCTGTTGTAGCTATTGCTAGACCCGGAGCGTTAGACTTCAAAGATAGGTATGCTGAATACGTTAAGACTGGAGAATCTCAGTCGGTACATGAATTTTTCGATTCTGTTTTGAACTATACAGGAGGTATCCCCCTTTATCAGGAACAGTTAATGAAGATGGCTGTCAAAGTTGGCTTTAGCTTAGATGAAGCGGAACAGCTTCGGCGTATTGTTGGAAAGAAAAAAATAGACCAAATGCCAGCTTGGAAAACTAAAATAACTGAAAAAGTAGGCCAGCTTGAAAATCCAGATCCTGCTATAGCGGATGTTTTGTGGAAGGTTGCGGAAGACTCTGCGAACTACTCATTCAACAAATCTCACTCTATTAGTTATGCATATCTAGCAGCCATTACGGTCTATTTAAAATTCAAATATCCACAACAGTTCTTTTTAAGCCTGTTGAAGTTCACGAAGTTTGAACCAAATAGCCATGAAGAGATATCTAAAATTTCTCAAGAGTTGATGGATTTCGATATCAAACTCCTACCTCCTGATCTAAATAAATCAGATATAGACTTCAAAATAGAAGGAAAGGATGTCAGGTATGGGTTGAACTCAATTAAAGGGGTCTCTGAGAAGGTCTTGAAGCATTTGTTGGAGTTTAGAGAGGATTCTTTTGAAAATAAGTATGATGTCTTTACGGCAGCTAAACAGGCTGGAGTTAATATAGGGGTGTTGTCAGCTTTGATTCAAGCTGGGCTTTTAGATTCATTCGTTACAGCTAACAGATCCCAGTTGGTTTTAGAAGCTCAGACTTTTAATATTCTTACAGATAGAGAGAAGAGGAACTTTAAAGCTTTAGGCAAAGAGCATAAGTATGACATATGCTGCTCTATAGACAAGGCTATTTCAGAAGAATTAATTGGGGATGATAATAAAAGAATATTCTCAGATAGAAGGATCAATACTATAAAAAAGAAAAGAGAGCCTTATATAGAAATATTAAAGCGGAATAGAAAATCTATAAAGTACGCTAATTGGTATTTCGAAACTCAACTTCTAGGCTACAGTTATTCCTATACTATTAGGGATATATTTAAACATCCTGAAGATTACCAATGTTCTGATTCTGTAAAGATGGCTGGGGTAAGATCTGAAGTAAGATGTGTTGGTGTTTTAGTGGATATAATAAAGAGAACTAGTAGAAATGGCAACAAATATGCTAGGTTAGAACTACATGATGAAAAAGGTATTATTAATGTCCTATTTATGGATAGTAATAGAGAGTCTCGCTTGACATCTTACTTAAATGCAGGTAATAAGTTGCCCAAGAAAGATGATGTCGTAATCATTACTGGAAGTAAAGGTGATGATATTATTTTCGCAAACACCGTTAATACTTTAAAAGATAAAATTTACATGAAGCTTTCTCAGGTAAAATAAGCGTAGTTATATATGATGTCTTTAACTGATTATAATCTTACCCCAAAAGCTAAGAAGGCTATAAGGGACGCTAAACTCTTCGCAGCTTCAAATAGTCACGAATTAATTAGAATACCTCATTTATTTTACGGGTGCTTATGCAATCTTTCTGACAGGGTAGATTTACTATTTGAGAGCAGGGGGATCGAGTACCCGCCTAAATACTATTTAAAAGATTTTAAAAGTTTTTGTAAAGATAATAAAGACTATTTTTTAAGATCTAAAAATGATAACGCTTGGCATTCTGAACTAAATGACATTATAGCTGATGCAAAATTGTTTGCTGATGATAACGAAGATTTCTTTGTCGGGGTTGATCATATACTTTATTGTCTTTTAGGATCACAATTTTGCAAAGGGATGCAATCTGATACTTGTGATATCTTGCATATGTCTGAAGTCCTGCTTGAATTGATTATAGACGCTAACTTAGTTATCCCTAAATCTTCTATTTTAGATCCTGAAGATCTTGACTCAGAAAGTTTTATAGAAAAGCTAGAAAGGTCTTTAGAGAGGAAGCCTTCAAAATTTTTATCTGAATATTGTTTAAATCTGAACGAACAGGTCGCACAAGAAAACCAAGTCCCTATAACATCAAGAGATGAGGAAATAGATATCTTGATTGAAGTTTTATCTAAAAAGAATAAAAGTAACGCTGTGTTATTGGGTGATTCTGGAGTGGGGAAGACTGCTGTTGTTGAAGGTTTAGCTCAAAAGATAATCAAAGATGAAGTTCCCGCTCATATTGGCGTATGCACTGTGTACAGTGTCGATATAGCCTCAATGGTCGCTGGGACTCAATATAGAGGACAGTTTGAAGAGAGGTTTAAAGGTTTATTAAAAGAGATCGAAGACCGCCCTGAAGTAATTCTATTTATTGATGAAATACATACTTTAATGGGTGCTGGGAATTCAAGCGATAACGGTATAGACGCTTCAAACATGCTAAAACCTGCTCTGGCTAGGGGGGAAGTTAAATGTATAGGGGCGACGACCTTCAAAGAATACGAAAAATCTTTTGGTAAAGACCCAGCATTAAAGAGGAGGTTTGATAAGGTTGAAGTCTTAGAGCCTACAAAAAAGCAGACTGAGGTAATGATTAAAAACAGCCTCTCATACTATGAAAACTTTCATAAGGTTAAATATTCCAAAAGCAATATTAAAGACATTTTAGACCTTAGTGAGACCTATCTATCAAATAAAAAGTTTCCTGAGAAAGCTTTTGATATTATTGACCAAGTTGGAGCTAAAGCTAAAATTGAGCAAGATTACCCTGACGATGAGTTGGCTTGTATTAGAGACAAGTTTTCTAAAAAAGACACAAATTTAGAAAGTGAGGTCGAGACTGAGAAACTTATTAAAGAGTATGTTGAGGATTTGGTTTCTTACATGAATAAAGAGGATAAGAAAAGGAGGGTTTCTAGGAATCAAATACTTGAGGTCTTTGAGAAAAAAACCGGTATACCTAAAAAAATCATTGGGGAAAGTAAAAAATCTTTTTCTAATTTCAATAAAAAAATGAAGTCTGAGATTTTTGGGCAAGATGAAGCTCTAGATAGGATTTACAGTATCCTTTCTTCCGTAAAGGTCGGCTTAAACGACCCCAATAAGCCTTTAGCTAATTTTTTGTTTGTCGGGCCAACGAGTGTAGGGAAGACGTTTACAGCAAAGAACATAGCAAAACATTTCTTTGGGAATCAGCAATCAATACTGCAAATCAATATGAGTGAGTATCAAGATAAAACTGGTATTTCTAAACTGCTTGGTGCTAATGCTGGTTATATTGGTTATGAAGAAGGGGGCGTCCTAAGTGATTTTGTTAGTAATAACCCGAATTCTGTGGTTTTGTTCGACGAGATTGAGAAGTGTGACCCAAAGATTCTAGACTTACTATTACATCTTTTGGATGAGGGCTACATTTCTGACAACTTAAATAGGCGTGTAGACTTCTCAAAATGTATTATCGTGATGACGACCAATATAGGGCATAAAGAAGCTTCTAAAACCTCTGTAGGTTTTGTCAGCGATAACAACGAGCGAGACTCTTATAAAGAGAGTTTGTCTAATTACTTAAGGCCGGAGCTAATAGCTAGAATTCAAAACACCTTAATCTTTAACCCTTTAAATGACGATATTATGGCTAATATCGTAGGGGTAGAAATAAATAAAATTAAAAGTCGTTTAGCTAGCAAAGGTATAAACTTATCTGTTCCTAGATCTATAAAGAACTTTCTTGTCAAAGAGATTAAATCTAAGAAGCTAAACGCAAGAAACATAAAGTCTTTAGTGGTGAAGCTGATACAGTTTCCTCTAGCCTCTCACATCATGGATGGAGAAAAAAATAAAAAAATATCGTTGAAAGTGGTTGACAAAACTATAAAGATCTATTAATATACACATATGAGTAAGTCAGTTTTAAAAGCTATTCGTAATTCAAAAGGCCGTTTCTTTGGTCTATATACAAAGCAGGGTGAATCACTAAACGCTCAGCTCCAATCCGAAACGGATCAAACAATCGTGGTTTATGACCGCAATTTTAATCGTACCCGGCGTTTCTCTAAAACCAGCATTTCTGGTGTACGCTCAGGTTCTCGCACTTTTGGTCGAGTTCGTTAAATTTTATTTGGTGTCATCGTTCATCGTTAAAAACATACGAAACCCGCCCTTTAAAAGGGGCGGGTTTTTATTATAATCATCTGTGGACATTAGCTCAATATTTAGGGATAGACTGTATAATTTACCTGTTAGTAGTGATCCTACTCAAGTAGAACGGAAAATTGTATCTAGGATATTAGATTCTTGTGACACTACAATTAACGATAGTAAACTATCTCTTCTTTATGTTGAAGAGGATTACGATTTTTATACCATAAGGGGTGATACTCACGGGTTAGATTTAAAGTTCTCTTTAGATTATGAAAGTAAAAATTTCTTAAGAGAAATAAAAAACGTAAAGAATTGTAAATCTCAATACTCCCCAAGATATGTCAAAAGCGATACTGTGAAAGTAGGAGACAAAGTTTGCTTCCTACTTTGTCAATCAGATCTATCTGAATCTTTATTTGATTATGGCAGGTCTATTTTGTCTAGTGATTTAAATTTGTTTTGTGATTGTTATGCCGATTTTGCTTCTCACTCAAACTACAGGATTCTCTACAAAACCATAGTAAAAGATTCTGTAATCAGTGCTGATATGGACCAGATATTTGATGACGATCAAAAAGGTTTTATCAAAAACAATTCGGATTATCGAAAATGTAAATTTATTATAGGTGAACTGAAATCAGAAATATTAGACCGTTTGGAAAAATTACCCAAGTTATCTACTGGAAACATCCTTGGAGACATAACTAAGAACTCAATATTCACCTCTGGTGATAAATTTCTATTCAAAGACTTGAGATTTGCATGTAAAGGTCACTTTTATTCAGATATAGCCAATATAGTTTTGTTTTTTGGGTTAAACCAAGCGGCTGAAAAACAACTTTTAAAAACCGTATCTCAGAAGTGTCAGGTGAATCTAAATCAAAACTTATACGATGCTTACTATGAAGTAGAGTTAAGGAGGAGAGCTTTGTATTACCTACTACAATACCTAAAAGAGGTTTATGTTTACGAGTCAATGAGGGTAGAAACAATAATAAACATCATAGATTCTTTTTCTCAAAGCTATAAAAGGCTTTGTAAAATACCCGTCTTCAAAGAGAATAGAGACTTTATATTAAGTAATATCACAGAGCCTGTCTTTGGGGACGACATCAAACATTAGTTGTTGAATTATAAGCCCTTTTATGTATCATCATTTATGATTGTTCAGCTCTATAAACCTAACCCCAGAAATACTGGATGCGCTTTTAGCTGCGATATTGGTAGCGGTAATCAGAAAGGTGAACCTTGCGTCTATGTTAGGGCGGTTAGGCAGTTTTCTTGGGATGACAAAAAGAAGACTGGGTCTTTTTCTCAAAACGCTAAGAACCCAGAAACCTCAATTTCTATTAAGCTTAATGAAGTTGAGATAGGAGGTCTAATCCACGCTATCGAAAAATGCACGGAGTTTTCTGCATATCACTCTTATGAAGATAATAAAACCCAAATCTCTTTTAAACTCTGGGAGAGACAGGGGAGGTCTAATGCTTTTTCGTTTGGTATCATCAGAAACTCCACAAACAAGTTCGGGATAGGGGTGGAGATGTCTGAAGCTTACTGCTTACTTGAATTTTTTAGGTTCGCCTTACAGGAGATTTATGCTTTTCGCATGACCAGAAACGAAGAAATTAAATCGCGATAGTGAAGAAAAAAGTTCTGATTCACTCTAATTCTTGCAAAGCTTTTACAGGTTTTGGGAAGAATAAAAAGAATATCATGCGTTACCTGCATAATACAGGCAAGTATGAATTGATTGAGTTAGCTAATGGGTTGGAGTGGTCAGCTCCTCAATTATCTTTAATGCCTTGGCAAGCTGTTGGGTCTTTGCCATCAAAAGCTTCCTTATCTAGAATAGATAAGCAACGCCAGAGAGAGGAGGGTTATGGTTTCTCAGCTGTTGATAGGGCTGTAAAAGAGTTTAAGCCTGATGTGTATATTGGCATGGAGGATATATGGGCTTTTAAAGATTATCACGTTAAACCTTGGTGGAACAAGATCAACTGTATGATTTGGACCACCTTAGATAGCCTTCCTATCCTACCTCAAGCTATTGAATACGCGCCCAAGACTAAGAATTATTATGTTTGGGCCTCCTTTGCAGAAAAGGCTATGAATGAAATTGGTTACGACCATATAAAAACTCTTAGAGGGTCGGTAGAACATAGTAATTTCGTTAAACTTCCAGACGATAAACGCAAAAACTTACGAGAGTATCACGGTTTATCTGATGAGTTTATTATAGGTTTTGTTTTTAGAAACCAGCTTCGGAAATCTGTGCCTAATCTATTAGAAGGTTTTAAAATTTTTAAGAGTAAAAATCCGAAGTCTAAAGCTAAACTCCTTCTACACACTCATTGGTTGGAGGGGTGGGATATCAATAGACTCATTTCTGAAAAAAACTTAAGCAGGGCAGACATACTTACTACATATGTTTGTTCTAATTGTGGGACTTATTATATATCAGCTTATCAAGCTCAGAAAAAAGACTGTCGTAATTGCGGCTCTAAAGAAACTGTAAACACGACAAGCACTAAAAAAGGGGTAAGTGAAAAACAGCTCAATGAAATTTATAATCTTATGGATTTATACTGTCACCCATTTACGAGTGGTGGGCAGGAGATACCAATTCAAGAGGCTAAACTCACAGAGCTTATAACTTTAGTTACCGACTACTCATGCGGAGAAGATAACTGCACTAAAGAGAGTGGCGGCATCCCCCTTGATTGGAGTGAGTATAGGGAACCTGCAACTCAATTTATTAAAGCTTCAACCTGCGCTAATTCAATTGCCAAAGAAATTAAAAGAGTTTATGAGATGCCCTCTTCACAAAGAAGTGAAATGGGTAAAATAGCTCGGCAATGGGTTATTGATAATTTTTCTGTTGAAGTGGTTGGTAAAAAGCTGGAAGAAATTATCGACAATATGCCAGCTGTTGATTACGATTACGAATCAAAACACAGAGACTATAACTTGAGTTATGAAGCTGAACCTTGTGCAGAGAAGGAAGACCTTATAATCAACATCTATAAAAATATTTTAGATGAAGATGTCGATAAAAATTCTGCCGCAGTTAAGCATTGGGTAGAAAAAATAAAATCAGGAGAAAAACTAGAATCCATAGTCGCTAAGTTTAAAAATGTAGCTAACCAGCAGATCAAAAAACATAATGCTCCTAACTTAGAAGATTTACTCAGTAAAAAAGATAAGGGTTTTAGAATAGCTGTTATTGTCCCTCAATCCGAAGTGGATGTGCTACTGGTCAACTCCCTGATGAAAAGATTAAAAAAGCTTTATTCAGATTATAATATTTATTTTTTTACAAAGCCGGAATACTTTGAGTTTATTGAGGACAGTCCTTATATATTTAAGATTCTAAAGTATAGCGAAGATATTGAGAATTGTTTAGATTTGGAAGGCGTCGGAAATTCAGAAGGGGTTTTCGCAGCAGCATTCTATCCTCACGCAACTACTCAAAAAACAGTGTCCTTCACACATAATGGAATTACTAAACACGAATTTTCATTTACATAATGTCTCACTTACTTCATGAATACTCAAAGAGTTTGGGTGTAAAGGTCTCAAAGCCGGATATCCAACAGCATTTTTTCCCATGTTTAGATGAGAAATTTATAGTATTTTTTGATGGAGAGCTAAACCAATCAAAAATTTACAAACACTATTCTACAGTCTTCCAGTTGATAGGCGAGACATTGAAGGAGCATAATATTAAAATATACCAAATTGGAGGTGAAAAACCAATCCTTGGGGCTAATAGGCACTTAAGTTGCAGTTTAAAGAATGAAGCTTATATCGTCTCTAAAAGTATGCTTTATATCGGGCCTGATAGTTACTTATCCCAATATGCCAGCTCTCAAAATGTAAAGACTATCACTTTATATGGAAGTAATTATGCGAGCAACACGAAACCTTTTTGGGGGAGTTACAAAAATAAAGCTCTCTTAGAACCAGATTGGGATCTTAAACCGTGTTTCTCAAGCGTTGACCCGCAAAGACAAATAGATTCAATAAAACCAGAGTTAGTTTGCAAAAAAATATTAGAGTTTTGTGATTTAGGCCATTTAAATTTTAATTTTAAAACATTAAATATTGGAGACTCTTATTATCAGAAAATTGTGGAGGTTGTCCCTACTTCGATTGTAGAGGGTTTGCCAAAAAGTATCTTTGTCCGTATAGATTACGGGGTAAAGGAAGAGCCTCTGTTGTATTATTGCGCCAAACATGAAGTGGTGTTGGTAACAGATCAACTAGTACAGGTTAATATGTTACTTCAGTTTAAAGACAATATAAAAAGGATCATATACACAATTCAAGATAAGGACGACACAATCCCAGAGGAATATTTTGAGGCTTTACGGAAATTAAATATTAGTTTTATTCTTTTATCCGATAAAGAAGAGGAGTTGCCTGAATTGAGGAATAAGTATTTTGATCAGCAGGTTCACTTCAAAGATGATGATAAAGATAAATTCGATTGCCCTAAAAACGCTAAGTTTTTGACTAACAAAAAAATCGTTGAAGGTGAAAAAGTTTACACCAGTTACGCTCATTACAAAAAAGGGCTTGACTCCTGCGATAAAGTAATTGATAGTAGTGATTACTGGGAAGAATCCAAACATTTTTATATTTATGAGCAAGAAGAAAGTGGCTAAAAAAGCTGTCAAAAAGAAGTTATTTGGACCTGATCTCTACGAAAGGGATGAATACGGCTTGTTAAAGAATGTTGATTACATTTTTAATGGAGACGGCTCGGTCAATTGGCGAGCTATGATTAAGCCTGAGTTCCTTTACCCAAACCGCGATTGGTTTAACTATAGAAACAAGCCAATGCCTGATTCTTCTGAGGGTTTAGCTGATAATCAACTTCTGATCATGCTTGGGGGCATCAAAGAGCTTGCCCGACTTAGAGGTTTTGAAAGCGTTTCCTTTAAAACCGAAAGCTTATCAGAGACTTATGTTATAGCCTCTTGTGAGATTATTTGGTCGCCTAACTATGAGAGCGGAAAAGAACGTGTGACTTATCAAGACGTAGCTAATGCTACTTTAGATAATACAGACTCATTCGCTTCTAAGTTCCTAGAGACAATAGCTTGCAACAGGGCTTTTGTTCGTTGCGTTAGAAACTTTTTGAATATTCATATCGTAGGAGCTGATGAGATAGACAAGTCTAAAGGGGCAAACAATAGCGTCTCTGTAGAGTCTGTCGAGGCTGCAGCTACAACACCTATTGGCCTCCTACAAAAGAGCCTCTTATCTAAGAAGAGCGTATCCTCATTTGAGGACTTTTTAGAATTGCTTAGGAGGATGTATAAAGAGGAGGTCTACAACTACGATGTAGAAGCTATAAAGACTTGGAAGTCTTGGAAAGACATTCCGACTAAAGAAGTTCGCAAATTGATTGCTCTTGTCCATAAATGATCAAAAGAATAATTAGCAGACAACACTTCAATAAAGCTGTAGATGATATTACTGAATACCTACAGCTTAACGAAGAGTCTAATAACTATTATCATCTTTTGCCAAATAACGTAGATACGTTAAAAAAAGCTTTTGGACATGATAAAATGTTGACTTACAATGTGTTTGTCTGGGCTAATCTAAATGACCAGCAAAAATATGATGCAGGTATCATTTTTCTCAAAGACACTAGTCCTAAACATGGAGTGGAAGTTTTTTCTGAATATATTTGGTTATCAGCTAACCCCAAGGTTGGCTACAAGCTGTTTGCGACCGCAATAAAATTCGCAAGAAATAACGGCTTTGAGAATATATCTATGGGCATCTCAGAAAAATCCCCTAAAAAAGATAAAGTAAAAAGCCTTTATAAAAGATTAGGTTTCATAAAGGTTTCAGAAAGTTACATAGCAAAATTATGAGTGGAAAGACTTGCAAAAAAATAAGAAAAGCGTTACTATTAATTAATGAAGACCCGACATCCAGAAGGAATTATAGAAGATTCAAACGTCAATATCAGAGAATCTCATCCAAAAATAAATCAGACTTCCTTAGAGCAACAGGAGAACTCTTCAAGTGAATGGAGTAACAAGAGAATTGGTGGTTTTTGGATCAAAAAGGATATCTCGGGAAATAAGTATTTATCCGGTTTAATCGCGTTTGAAGAAGGTAAACCTGAATGTTTTCATATTTTCAACAATCGTTTAGAAGGTAAGAGGTTACCTGATAAGGTTTGTTATCGAATTTTTGGGGACTCACAAAGAGACGAAGTCGGGGCTTTCTGGCTCAAGACAAATCAAAAAGGTAGCAAGTATTTATCCGGGGTGATTCGTAGACCTAACGGAGAGAAGAGAAGCCTTCATATTTATAAGAATGACTTTAAACAGGGCGATCAGCCTCTATATAATTGTTTTTGTTTTGGCTCTCCTCTCTAAGCCTCTGGTTTTCTTCCCTCAAGAATTTAATCTCAACTTTTAATTCTGTTACTTGGACAGTCAATTCACTTATTTGAACTCTCATAGCCTCCTTTTCTTCAGAGGAGCTAATTAGCAAAGCTTCTAGCTTGCTCACTCTATCAATTAGGTTACTAAGCAGGACTCCTTCTGTTTGGTAATCTAATTTTTTTATTTGGTGTTCGGCTTTAAGTCTTTTGCCCATATAATTCCATAAAGCCCCGCCAAATACCGCTGATATTATTGACGAGACTATTGTCCAATGATCCATGAGATTAATTACACAATTTATTTTAATTTTTATTAAAATATTTCAAAAATTTAACTTTTGGTGTAATTAAAACTAAATGGGGGAAAGCAACAAAAATCTTGAAGAAGCTACAGCTTTTGCTTTAAAGTACTGTAATCCAGATGATAGCGATATCATTTCTGACTTAGACAGGCATACAAGAGAGACCGCTTGGGCTTTATTAAAAAGAATTGAGCATTTAGAGAATCAGTCTTGTGTTTGTGAAGAGTGTGGTAGTGAAGTTGAAGAAGAAATTGTTGAAGAAGAGTTCTCTCAGGAAGAAGTTGGAGAAGAAGATGTAAAAGTCGAGAAGGGCAAAAACCGGGAAGTCAAATCTGAAACTCCTGAGACTTCCACTATGGATAAGCTCAGTGAGATAGCTGAAAAAAATAAAGACATCTTAGATAAAGCTGCAAAAGGTACTGCTGCTGCCGCCGCCGCTGGAGCAACAACTCAAACAGCAAGTGCCGCTACTGGTTTAAGCGCTTTTGTACAAGAGACGGTTCAAAAAGTAGGAACAATTGGGGTTGCTGGAACTATGTCCATAGGTAGTGGA